CACATTAGGATGTAGAACGATAGCACAGTCATTGGCTGTGTCGTAACCTTGAGCACGAAGTTTAGCGATTGCTTGGAAAATCAATGCTGGTGTGCCAGCAGTAGAAACGCCACCAACTGTGTTAGTTGTTAGGCTGTTTGCCAATGAACAGATGTCAGTGTCAATCTTTCTAGCGATTGCTTCGCCGAATAAACGACCGATGTCTGCTACCACATTGCTTGAACTGGCAACCATTGCCAAGTCAGTTACTGATGTCATTAGACCAACTTCAGCGATAGTCAATGTTGCACCATCTGTAGAAACTGCTGTGTTTGTCAATGCTGTGCCTTCAGTTAGGGCTGCCGCTGTGCTCTTTGGATAGATAGGAACTGTAACAGTCTTACCTTGTCCTTGTCCTAGAGAGTAGTTACGAACTAGTCCACGCATTATGGAACGCTCGTTTGCCACGAATAATGCCTCTGCAACGATTGTAGGCAATAGGTCGTTGAGGGTTGTTGTTGTTGATGCTGCCATGATTGGCTCCTTTTAAATTAAGTTTTATAGTAGACCGTTGGCTTTCTTATATTCTTTATAGACAGCACGATCTTCTGCTTTAGTCATATCCAACTTGGTTATGTCTAGTGTGCCTGCACCCATACTTGAGATAGAGCTTTTGGCATTGGTAGTTGATGCTCCTGCTGTGACAAAATGCGGATTCGAATCCAGGAATTCACGCACTAGATCTTCAACAGCCAATGGACTACCAGCGTCATTGTAACGCACGGTGCCATCTGAACCAACTACTTCTACTTCACCCTCTGAATTAAGACGAACATTTGAACTTAATAGACTTTTTACCTGCTCAGGAGCAACGGCACGATATTTGGCAGCGGCACTGAGCAAAGGACTATTAACTTTATATTCCTTAATTACTGAATCTCTTTTTTGGATTTCAGCGTCTTTTTTAGCGGCTAATTCCTGTAGAGTCTTTTCAAACTCGCCACGCTTGATTGCCTGTTCCTGTTGTTTCTTTTCCCATTCTGTTTTAATTGAACGGAGTTCTTCAGGATCACCCAAATCTTCGTATGGCTTGAGAAGTTTCTTTTGCAATGACCCTTTCATACGAGCCATCATGTTATCAACTTCTTCTTGTGTATAGGACTTTGTCGCTGGTGCCTGATTATCAAGATTATCGCTTGTGGCATCAGTTGCCGTATCGTTTACCAATGTATTTTCTGACATTGTGCATCGCCTCCTTAAGAGTGTTATGAAAATTATTTATTGCATTTAACCCTAAATGCAGTTAAATGTAGTTATTTCAGCAGATTACATCACTTGGATTTCTTGGGTTTTATTTTGCCTTCTGAAATCTTGATAGCAACCATCTGCTTGATTGCTTGGGCTTTGGTAGGATAGACCTTACCGTGTGTGCCGTATTGATAACCTTTTCCGCCCTTAGGGCCTTTTGCTCGATGTATAGGCATTGCTTGCTCCTTAGTAATATAAAACTGTGATGTGTCCTGAACCACTGTGTGTCAAAGCACTTATGGTGGCTCCAACAGGTATTTCAAAATCTACCACTGCACCCTGTGGAATAACAATGCTGGTGCTGTCTGCGGTGCCATTGATCTTGATGAAATGAGTCTGCAAACTACTCATTATAGTAACTGTGGTATCACCAATGGCTGTGGTGGCCTGGGCTGTTGATGAGTTAGTGGCTAGTGTCTGCCACTTGGTTAATCTTCTTGGCATATTATGCCTCCTCTTCTAAGTTGGGTAATCCTCGACATAGTTGACGCTCATCATCTATAGGACCACCTGGTTCTTGTTGATCACAACTGCGTATGGGTGAACAGGTGATATCATAGAGATCACAGTAGCCCACAGGATGTGCTTCAATGTCTGCCCATTTTGGTGTCAATGGTAATGCACTGGCCTTTAACTCCATTGCTGGTCCTGTGGCAATGCAATCACGGATCTGTTCAGTGTCCCAATAGTGATTGCAGTTTAGGCACATACGAGCACGGGCATCACCTTCTGCAATGCCCCAGATTACGGCTTTAGCACTCCAGAATTCCCTGTTAGGTTGTCTTGGATCTGCTGGACCAAGTCCGTATTCTTCGATGGCAACCAAATGGTTAGCGATGTTGATGCTATTGTCTGTAAGTGGCAGGGGACAAATTAACCCCTGCGTGGCTCCCGTATTCATTGCCCTTAGGGCTTCATCTAGTGTGGTGTAGATCATTCTACTTCAACCCAACCATTTAGCAGGGCTTGCTTTCTACTGGCAAAGTCAATGACCCAACCTGATTCACCTGTTGCAGGATTGTATAATTCTTCAGGCTCTTCAAATGGTTCTGTAGCATCTAATGGCACAGTTTCTCCTGTGACTAATGTCACTGTTTCTGGTAGAACCAGATCGCCATCTTCACCTAGAAATTCTACAATCTCATGATCAATCAAGGCCAATACACGAGGATCAGTGGCTGCTGATTTGGCCTTGACCAATTGTTCAATCTGTGCCTGAGTATCACGAATGGCAAATGATCCAGGGTATTCAATCTTACCTGCCCATGTGGTGCCTTGATAGTAGGCAAACCATTGGAATATCTGTTCTTCAGTTAGTTGCAGTGTGTCTGCTTTGGCTGATAATCTTGCATTGAGCAGTTGGAATTCTTGTTCCTGTGCAACACCACTCATGCGACGGCTTTCAGTGCTTCTGATTGATCCTGTGTTGGCCATTTTATCAATGGCAGAAGTAGCGTGTTCAATGGCAGTAAAAATCTGATTGGTGTCTGTGCTCACTGACAACACATAGGGTTTCAAGCCTGGGTCTAGATTGTCTTCCATCTGCACGATAGCACCAGCGCCTGCTGATGCTTCTGTGCCTGCGGTTTTGACCAGGGCTGGATGTCCATTAATGCGTATGCTTTGTTCTACTTCAGAAGTGAGATTGTAGATGGTTTTCTGTGCATCTGCGATGTCTGAGATATCACTGACGCCAATGCCACGCACAGGGCTTTTCTGATTGTAGGCAATGATTGCTGGAATCTCACCCAGTGGATTAGGCTCTATAAGGTGTTCCAAGACAGTTCTATTCTTGTGATCAATGATCCAGGTGTGTATTTCTGAGGTGGTCCATTCTCTGACTGTGCTTACAGATTCGTTGCCTTCTTCAATGTATTTGAAGTAGTCTAGATTGTAGCGTCCATTAGGATTGCGATGCCAGCGCCAATCTGTAACAGTTAATGGAGTTATTAGATTCACATAGGGTCTGACTTCCTGCGCCAGTTCATCACCTTTGGTCAGTGCGCCTACATTGGGTTTAACACACAAGACCCAAACATGACCAAACACTGAATTCCATATGGCCACTTCTTTCATAAATGCATCTAGACTGCGTCCATCCATGTCAGCATCTTCTAAGAATGAATCAAGTGCTGGATCCATAGATAAATTCTCAAACTCACGCTGAGGTTCTTGACGGAATAAGAATGATATGTAAGTGGCAATCACTGAACGACAGTGATTCTCCAAGTGAGTAGATGCTAATCTAGCCGCATATTCATTGCCTGTTTCATTGGTATATCTGGTTAATAGTTGGGCACTTTGGTATTCTATCCCTCCCATATAACTTTGTAATAGATACTGCCAATGATCTCTATTACGCTGATACAGTAGATTAGTTGTGGTTACCTGTAGATACTGTTCTTGTAGGGTTAAATTCATATTCTTTTCCTGTTAATTTGCAATTTGGTGAGTCCAACGGCCCAGAGGTTGTGCGTCCCTCTGTCTAGCAACAGGGAATAGATAATCAACCATATAACCCAGTGCGTCCATCTGATGATCATAGCCTGACGACTTGTCTGGCTGTGATGTTCCTTCTTTGTAAGTTTGTCTTTCTAGGCCTTCAATGGTGTATTTGCATTTAGGATCAATATACAAATGACGAACACCGGTGCTGGCACACAGTCTACTATTTACCGCATTTATTCTATCCCTGACTGGAGTGTGTGAATTTGGCGCCTTTACTATAAAACCTGCATTCATCAAGATTGTAAGATCCGTGGCACCACCTGCTGATGTTTTTCTTTGACGGCTGGCTGGGTCTGGATAAGCCCAGACTTTAACACCTGGATATCTAGCCTTAACTTCATCCACCGCTTCTTGGGTGTTAGAAGAAAACATACGGATTTCGTCGATGACATGAAGTGTATCTCCATAACGGTGTGCGATAACCACACTCATAGGGTCAATGTTGAAGTCCCAACCCATGTATAACACATTAGGCGTTGGATCAGTCCAGGGTCGAACATTTAATTCACGGGTAAAATTATAATAGATACGGCCAGCAAATGTTTCAAATGTGGCCAGGTATTCTTGATTGAATGTTCTTTCATCTAGATCCTTGCGGGCCTGAGCTATCTCTTCTTCAGGAACTTGTCCACCATCAATTGTGGTGAATGTATATGAACTCCAATGCTCAGGATCTTCTAGACTATTCTGATACAGTTCATAGGCCCAGTTGCCAATTCCTTTGGGTGTGCCAATGAACAAGGCTTTGCCCGCTTTGTCTGAAAGTGTAGGACGCAGTGTTTCAAACCATGCATCTGGATCTATGTCAGCGAACTCATCCAATACGATAAAGTCAAGCCCAACTCCACGCAGACTGTCGTGATTATCAGCACCTTTGAGACTTATAGTAGATCCATTTTTGAGATGTATGGTAAGTTCAGTTTCATTTATTTTGTCTGCCCATTTTAGGTCTTGCAGTCTATGTTTCAGTTTCTTCCATGTGATGTTTTTACTTTGTCTATAACTTGGTGAAACATACCATACATCACGATTGGGTTCTTTGGCATGATAGCATAGTTCACGGATCGCTAGGTGTGTTTTACCAAATCTACGACCAGCCACGCACACACGAAAACGAGTGGGATCATGTGCTATCTTATTCTGGGCTGGTGTCAGCATCTTGTTGCTCATTCCAAGGTAAGGGTTGATTTTCTTGTGAACTATTTGGATTGTCACTGAATCCCAACAAGTTCTTTGATAACCATATCTGCATGACTGCATTGCCATTCAGTGCGTTCTTCAACATGGCACGGCGCAGAGTCATCTTGACATCCTCACGACCTTTTGCCAGGATATCACGGAAATTGTCTTTTAATGTGGTTTCTGCAATGTCAAACCAACGAGCTATTTCACTGTCTGTGCAACCTATAGCGGCTAATTCATAAACATCTTGTGGAGCCACTATACGCTTGCGATTACCTCTGCCTACTTCATATCCCCACACTTCCATGGCCTTCAACTGTTTGGGTTTAGGTCCAGGTTTGCTTGGGTCTCTAGGTGGGGGTTCAACATAGGGAATAACCTCAAAGGTTTCCCCTTGGGGTTCTTTGGTGGGATCTACAGGCTCTAGTCCCTGTGCTAATGCTTCATCAGGCGTCATTATATGCTGCGGTTCTCTACACGGACACGGAAATATCTACGATCAGTTGAGCCATCATCAGTGGTGATTGCGGCTGTGACTGTATAGATCTTGCCCACTGTTCCTGCTGCCAATTTTACATAGGTGATCTTACTGCTGCCAGTAATGCCACTGGTTGATATGGTTAATGGCGTTGGGTTGTAAGTGGGTGCTGTGATTGTGTAGGTGACTGCTGTGATAGTCTGACCAGTGGCTAGCCATTCTGACCAGTCCATTGAATAGGTCAG